GTGGTGCGAGTTACGAGTTGCTTTCATGTGGTGATTCTCCTGAATCATTGGCCGAGCAGGATGCTTCCGGCGGTGAAGAAAAAGATCACGAACCCCGCAGCGGCGAGGGCTCCGATAGCGACAGCGATTGCGTCAATGATACTGTTGATCATGTGTGTTCTCCTTTAGCGTTGGGATACTACTGCATAAGTGCAGTGATGTAAACCCCTGACCCGAGTGAGTCAGGGGCTATTGAAGTGGGGCCTATGCGGCCTCCACTCCACCGCCCTGCGGAACCTCGCGAGAGCCGATGGCGAACCGTTTGGCGCGTTCCATCGCTTGCGTGGAGAACTCGCGTTGCTGTGTGGGGCGAGCTACCGGAGGCTCAAAGGATTCGCCAGTGTGTTGAGTGTAAACCTCGCTAGCGAGTGTCATCAGATTGGAGAGCGTAGCCTCTTGGAGTTCGAGGCGCTCGGCCCAGTCAACTGCGCGGTTGAGTGCAAGCTCGGAGAGTTCGTCACCGCGATGGCTGCGGGCTGCGATCACCACCTTCTGCTTGGCTGCGTCGAGGTCTTGCTGGGTGCGCTGCAAGGTAAGCGCGGTGCTGTACGCGATCCCGTTCAGTACACGCTTCTGCGCGTAGGCGAGGCGATTAATCTCGGTTGGTACACCATCGCGCTCAACAACTACCTTGTCAGTTAGCTCAGTAGCGATGACCTGGAGGGCTTCGATCAGAGAGATGGCCTTGGCGGTGGAGGTCTTTAAAGATTGGTTCTTGCTCATGTAAGTTCTCCTTGTGGCCGGGGGATTTCCCGGTAGCCTCCCGCAGCAGCCGAGGCTCACAGCCAGGCAACTGACTTCTCGAGGGACCCGAGCGCACGGAGCCACGCGCAGCGCAGCGAGCATGGCGAGTACGCCGGGACGGAAGTCGGTTGACAGGATGGGAGTGGATGCAAGGAAAGAGGCGTACGGGGAAGCACACGGACGCCTAGGGGAACGGAATGGGTAAGGGCCAAACACACAAAGGCATCAGAGCCGAGTCCGGCGCGCCGAAAGAAGCCCGAGTCACCGCCCCTTCAGTCTATCAGTCAGGGTAAGTAGAGCAATCGGTACATTGACAGGGTATTTGAGAGAGTCGTAGGAGGGGGGACATGGGGGGAGGCATAACCTTAGCTTCAGTCCTCCTCGAATCAGGTAAGGAGTGACGTATGCCTATGCGACCCGCAGTGAAAGACACAGAGTTCGTACCCTCAGTGCAAGGTAAGCTGACCGCCCTACAAGATAAGTTCGTGGATCAATACATTGCAAACGGAGGGAACGGTAAGCAGGCAGCGATAGATGCTGGTTACAGTGAGAAAGCCGCTGCGGAAAGCGCGTATGTGCTACTGCGTAAGTCACAGATAAGCCAAGAGATATACAGACGCACGGTTGAACAAATCGGGTTGGCCGCTCCAAAGGCTCTGGGAACGATTGTTGGGCTCATAGACAAAGCCAAGTCCGATTACGTGAAGCTCGAAGCGGCCAAAGACATCCTTGATCGGTCTGGTATGCGTCCTCCTGAGCGAGTGAACCACAAGGTAGATACCGATATAGTTGTGAAGATCGACTTGGGGTAGCTACTGCTGGTTATGAGATCGCCTACTGAGTAAGGTTTCTGCTTCTTACGTGGTGGTACAGGGGAGGGGGGTCAAAAACCCCAGCGTCAGGGTGTCGCGAGGTCCCCCTTAAATATTTTTCCCCCTCAAGGTTCGATCAGTCCATTCCTCTTATGGTTCGTGTATGTCTTTAGTGTGTGGTCTTTGGTAAGGAGTGTATCTTGGCTACTCCGTTGTGGCAGAGGAAGGCGGGTCAGGACCCTCAGGGTGGGTTGAATGCTGCTGGTCGTGCTTCTTACAAGAAGGAGACTGGTGGTAATTTGAAGCCTCCGGTGAAGGGATCGCCTGCTGGCCCTGAGGATATGATGCGTAAGGGCAAGTTCCTTGTGCGTATGGGTAGTGCTTCTGGTCCTTTGAAGGATGAGAAGGGTAGGCCCACGAGGTTGAAGTTATCGTTGGAGGCTTGGGGCCATGGTGGTGACAAGGCTTCTGCGGTGGCGAAGGGTCGGGCGTTGTTGGCTCGGTATCGTGCTTTGAAGAAGAAGGGTGGTAAGTGATGGCGAAGCAACCTCCTTTGGGGAGTGGCGCTCGGTTCAAGGCGTTGGTTTCAAAGTTGAAGAAGCAGGATGTGGATGATCCGAAGGCGTTGGCGGCTTCCATTGGTCGTAAGAAGTATGGTGCGGCCAAGATGGCTGCTCTCGCCAAAAAGGGCAAAATGGAAAAGGAATAGTTTGTGAGTGAGGGGAGTTTTTCATCAGTCTTATCTTTGGAGCATCGTAATCTTTTGCGTCAGATAGTGAGGAAGGTTCACCTTGCTCATTACCCGGCGGAGAAGTTGACGAATGTGGAAGTGGATAAGTTGATTGACGCTTGGGGGCCTGAGGTTGCGGGCCGGATGGTGAAGCGCGCGGTGGATGCGGGATTGTCTGGCTAGTGGTGGAGTTTGCTTACAAGCCGGATGGTGATGTTCTTCGTGACTTCATGAAGGATAATTCTTTCTTCCGTGGTTTGCGTGGGCCTGTTGGTTCTGGAAAATCTGTGGGGTGTGCGGTGGAGATATTTCGCCGCGCTTTGCAGCAGGAGCCTGATGCCAATGGGGTGAGGAAAACCCGTTGGGCTGTGGTGCGAAACTCGTATCCTCAGTTGCGAACCACGACGATCAAGACCTGGTTGGATTGGTTTCCTGAGGATGTGTGGGGCAAGATGTTGTGGCATCCGCCTCCGTACACGCATCGTTTGCAGCGTGGAAAATTGGACATTGAGGTGATCTTCCTGGCCTTGGATAGGCCGGAGGATGTGAAGAAGTTGTTGTCTTTGGAGTTGACGGGCGTATGGATAAACGAGGCGCGCGAGGTTCCCAAGGCAATCGTGGACGCGTGTACGATGCGCGTGGGTCGCTTCCCTTCTATGAAGGACGGAGGTCCTACATGGTACGGCGTAATAGCGGATACCAATGCGCCGGACGAGGATCACTGGTGGCCAATAATGTCGGGGGAGGCTCCGTTGCCGGATCACATCACGCGCGAGGAAGCGTTGATGTTGGTGAAACCGGACACTTGGAACTTCTTCACGCAGCCCGGGGGGATGTTGGAGGAGAAGGATCGTGAGGGTAATCTGACTGGATACAAGTTGAATCCCAAGGCAGAGAACCGAAAGAACATTACTCCAAACTATTATCCTGACATTATTAAGGGTAAGGCCAAGAGTTGGATTGATGTGTATGTTTTGAATAAGTTTGGCAGTCTTAGTGATGGGAAGCCGATTTATCCGATGTTTAGTGATGAGGTGCATCTGGCCAAGGAACCTATTTTGCCTGTTCCTGGCGTTCCTATTGTGGTGGGTATGGACTTTGGGTTGACGCCTGCTGCGGTATTTTGCCAGCATGTTAGGGCGAAGTGGGTGATCTTGCATGAGTTGGTCGCGCAGGACATGGGCATTGTGCGCTTTGCGGAGTTGTTTCGCATGGAGGCAGCGCAGCGTTTCCCTGGTGCGAGCTTACAGGTTTATGGCGATCCGGCTGGGGATTACCGCGCGCAGACTGACGAGCGTACGCCTTTCCAGATATTGAGGTCTGCTGGGATCAAGGCTTATCCGGCTGGGAACAATGATGTGGCTTTGAGGTTGGAGGCTGTGAGTACGGCTTTGAATCGCCTGGTGGATGGTCAGCCGGGGTTCTTGGTTGACCCGAGGTGTGTGAATTTGTTGAAGGGCTTCCGTGGTGGGTATCAGTACCGGAGGATGCAGGTTTCTGGTGCTGATCGCTACGAGGAGCGGCCTGACAAGAACAAGTTCTCTCACGTTCATGATGCGTTGCAGTATGCGTTGATTGGTGGTGGCGAGGGCCGGAGTATCATGGGGCAGACCCAGGGCGGTAAGACGGTGCAGGCAAAGCGTGACTTTGATGTGTTCACGAGGAAGCCTCTGTCTAATCGCCAGACGAGGGTTCGCTTCGGTCCATTGTGAGTAGGTATTGCATTACTGCAAACCCACAGCATTGATTCATTTCCCTATATGTGGGGAGTTATGGAGGTAAGTTATGGGTGGTATTTTTAACGCCCCGAAGGCACCGCCGCCTGATCCTGCTGTTGAGGCGGAGCGCAAGGCTCGGTTGGAGCAGATTGAGGAGCAGAAGGAAAGCCAATCTGCCGAGCGTGCGGAGGACAAGAAGCGCCGCACTCAGGAGATAGCTTCTCGTAGTGCTGGCATGGTTGGTATGCGCTCGCTGATTTCTGGCTCTCGTGGTGGTGCTGGTTTTGGCCGTGGGCTTTTGGGGTAAGATATGATTTATCAGGATGCGCTACCCTCTTTGCAGGGTGATGAGGCAGCGAGGATAGCTGCTCGTTTTGAGCGTTCAAAGCGCATCAAGGATACTTGGCTCTCCAAGTTTGAGGAGTGCTACGAGTATGCTATGCCTCAGAAGGAAAGCTTCTACGATCAGGCTCAGGGCCAGAGTCGGACTGACAAGATATTCGATGAGACTGCGGTAGTTGGGGTTCAGGAGTTTGCCTCTCGTTTGCAGGCTGGCTTGGTCCCTAACTATGCGCGTTGGGCTCAGTTGGTATCTGGCTCTGAGGTTCCTCCTGATGAGCGTCAGGATGTGGATGGCGCGCTGGAGGAGGTCACGAACTATGTGTTCGAGATTCTCCAGAACAGTAACTTCTCCCAGGAAATCCATGAGTCTTTCTTGGATTTGGCTGTAGGTACTGGGTGCTTGCAGATTAGTGAGGGTGATGCGCTGAACCCTGTGATGTTCACGGCGGTTCCTTTGACGCAGCTAACTCTCGATGTTGGCCCGGACGATAAGATTGATCATATCTTCCGTGAGCGTCAGCTTCGCATTTCCAATATCAAGGTGGCTTATCCCAAGGCTTCATTGCCTGCCTCGATGGCGCAGGCTTTGGCTGATGGGAAGGACGAGTATGTAAAGCTCGTGGATTGTACTTATCGCGTGTATGGTTCTCCTGAGGAGGAGCATCGCCGTGTGGTGTTCGATCCCAAGGAGAAGTATATCTTCTTCCGTGAAACCTATAAGGGTGTGGGTTCTTGCCCTTTTGTAGCGTTTCGTTGGGCCAAGGCTGCGGGTGAGGTCTATGGGCGTGGGCCTCTAATGAATGCCATGCCTGCGGTAAAGACCTGTAATCTGACTGTGCAGTTAATCTTGGAGAACGCTCAGATGGCGATCTCCGGGGTTTACACGCTGGAGGATGATGGGGTTATCAATCCAGATACGATTCAGTTGTTGCCGGGGACTATTGTTCCTGTGGCTCCTGGGTCTAATGGATTGAAGGCGATTGGTGCGGCGGGTAACTTTGATGTGGCCCAGTTGGTGTTGAGTGAGATGCGGATGAACATTCGCAAGGCGCTCTACAATGATATGTTGGGCAATCCTGATAAGACGCCGATGAGTGCGACTGAAGTTTCTCAGCGCATGGCTGACTTGTCTCGGCAGATTGGTTCTGCCTTTGGCCGCTTGCAGGCTGAGATGGTGAACCCGGTATTGCGCCGGGTTGTGTATATCTTGAAGCGTCAGGGTCGTATTAGCCTGCCGACTGTGAATGGCCGTGAGGTGAAGGTGCGTTCTACGAGCCCGCTTGCCCAGGCCCAGGCGCAGCAGGATATTGTGGCGTTTGATCGCTTCATGGAATTGGTTGGTGGTAGGTTTGGACCTCAGTTGGTAAATCTTCTTGTTAAAAGCGAAGAGGCCGCTAAATATCTTTCCGATAAGTTTGGCGTGCCGGAAAGGTTACTGAGGTCTGATCAGGAGCGAGCCGATCTGGTCGCTAAGATTACGCAAGCAACGGGGATGATGAATGGACAGCAACAAGGTGGACCGCAAGCGGGTCCAGGGGGTATTGGGCCCTGATGGTATAGTCAGGGACCTGGAGAAAGAAGCTACTCTTAATGCCTTATTCGCTTCGGTGTTTTCCCGTGAGGACGGGAGAGAGGTATTGAGGTATCTTCGGTCAGTAACCATTGAGGCGGTAGCCGGACCCGGTGTAACGCCTGATGAGCTTATGCACCGTGAGGGCATGAGGTTCTTGGTTGGTATTATTGAGCAACGTGTGGGGAGAGGTAAAAATGGGTGATAGTTTGATTAGTGGGCAGGCTTCTCAGGGCGAGGAGCAGCAGACGCAGCAGCAGGGGCAGGAGCAATCTACCTCGCAGCAGGAGGCTTCTTCGCGGCCAGAGTGGTTGCCAGAGAAGTTCTTTGTCGAGGGCAAGCCTGCTTTTGAGCTTTTGGCTAAGAGCTATGGGGAGCTTGAGACAAAGTTCCGTTCCAAGGAAGATGACTTAAAGGCTCGTCTTGTGGAGGAGTTGGCCAATGAAGCTGTGGCCAATCGTCCTGAGGCGGCTGACAAGTATGAGTTGCCAGAGATTGAGGGTGCTGACCTTTCTCAGATGGCGAATCATCCGCTGGTGAAGTGGTGGGCTGACTTCTCTTTCGAGAATGGCTTTGATCAAAACACCTTCAAGACTGGGATTGAGACTTACATCCAATCTCAATCTTTCGGGATGCCTAATCCTGAGGAGGAGATAAAGGCCCTTGGGGATAACGCCAAGGCTCGGACTGAGGCTGTGGGTTTGTGGGTTGGCAAGAACTTTGCGGCTGATGAGATTGGCCAGATTGAGCGCCTTTGCACCACTGCGGCTGGCGTGAAGGTCATGGAGCGCATTATGGGTATGATGCGTGGCGAGGGCGGCCAGGTGGTTGATGATCGCAGCCCTGTAGATGACGAGGCCGATGTTATGAAGCTGATGAATGATCGCCGCTACTGGTCGCCAAGCGAGCGCGATCCTGCTCTGGTTAAGAGGGTAGAGGCCTTCTTTCAGAAGAAATTCAAGTAGCTTGTACGGGGGAGAGATAGATGTTGGTACGTCCAGTAGAGCCAGCCGATATTGAAACGTGCGTAGAGTTAGGGCGTTTGCTTCATAGCGAAAGCCCTCACTACTGCCATTTAGAATATAGCGAGGCAAAAGTAAGTTCTTTGGTTGAGGCTTGTATTACTCAGCCAAACTTCTGCGGCTTTGTCGCAGAGCATGATGGGGAGATTGTTGGAATGATGGCTGGAGTTATTAGCCAGCACTTTTTCTCAAGCTTCTCGTTTGCTACCGATCTTACTGTTTTTGTTAAACCGGAGAGTAGGGGCTCTACTGCCGCCATTCGGCTTATTACTGCCTTTTGTATTTGGGCCGAGGCGATGAAATGCAATGAGATTCGGTGTGGTGTAAGCACTGGCATTAAAGAAGAAGCATCGGATCGAATGTATAAGAAGTTCGGCTTTGTTGAGCGTGGCACAATGTATGTGAAACACATAGAGGATGGTAAATTGGTCCATTGAATTAGAGGCCAATTATTTTGATTGTCCGAGGCGAGG